GGATGCAATAGCCTATATCCGTTATCCACGAGTGTGGTATAACTGGGTAAGATATTGTTTATCTAATAGATACTATATGACTGTCCTTTGGCATTTCGGATTGATACTACTTGGAATGGCCCTTTTACCTATCATGGTAATCTCGGAGAGTTTCCCAAGATACTTGGGACGTTTAGTTAAACTAAACGAGGCACGAGGAAAAGTTCGTATTATAGCAATTACAGATTGGTGGACACAAGTTGTGTTTCATCCTCTCCATAATTCTATAGCAGCAATCTTAAAAAGATTACCGATGGACGGAACCTTTAACCAGGTGAAACCATTACGACGACTTCTCGATTTAAATCGTGCGTCGCACGTGCTTTACTCGTTCGATCTTAGTGCAGCAACTGACAGGTTACCTGTTCAATTGCAAGTCCAAATTCTCAACACTTTAGGTGTTAGAGGTGATTTGTGGCGGGCTATCCTTGATAGACCTTGGCACTTAGATGATTCACCGATCAGGTATTCTGTAGGACAACCAATGGGCTGTTACAGCTCTTTTGGGATGTTAGCTCTTACCCACCATTTGATAGTTCAGATAGCGGCTCAGAGATGTGGTTGTAAATGCATATTTACAAATTATGCAGTGCTAGGTGATGACATTGTTATTGCCGATGATGCGGTGGCGAAAGCCTACCTTGCAATCATGGAAGTTCTTGGCGTAGATGTAAACCTTGTGAAATCTCATCAAGGATCTACTGCTGAGTTCGCCAAAAGATGGATACACAGTACTTTAGGGGATTTTACTCCTCTTGGTGCTGGTAATATCTTGGTTACAGTAAGAAACTACAAATATCTACCGTCGTTACTTATGGAAATGAGGGAGAAAGGTTACTTTCTTTCCTTGCTTAGCGTAAAAGATATATTAGGATTAATGCCGTACTTAAAGCGTAAAGCTTCAGACAGATTAAGACTTATATATATATTGATGATCCTAGGACCATCAGGCCTAAGTACTTGTAGTACCCACTCATCAGGCGAGAGCCTCGAATTATGGTTACGTTTACTAGTACCATGGTATTTTACAAATCTACGTGAGATCGTGCTTGGGTCATTTATGATCCGACACATCGAAGACCGTAGTAGTATATACACCAAATGGCAGAAAGATAAGCTATACTTCGAAAACAATTGTTTTCGGTATAGCCTCTTAGAATCCAAAAATGGCTTTGCCAGTTTTGGGCTTGGACATGGGGGAGGACTACGTCGCCTTATCTACGATATTGTAGTATGGGATGGCGCTTCTCTACGGACTATTATACTCTTTTTGATGAGGTATATGAGTTCGGCACTCTTGATCAGAGTGTCTCCTGCCTGGTATGCGTATATGATGGTCGAAGACCCTCTCGAAGAAATGAGAGAGGAGATGGACCTTCCTGACCGTGATGAAGATTGGGATGAAGCTATGCTTGATCTAATCAAACTCAGAGATTTGATTCTCGAGTGTATGAAAGTACCTGAAGGTACGTCATATATATCAGGTTGGGTTGGTAACAATCAGATTGATCCAATCCAAGCTTATGAGACTGTCCTTAAGGACGTGGCTCATCAACTAGATATGTGGAATAAACCTGCTCCTTGTCAACTTGTTGACCTACATATAGTTACGGAGGATTCTACGGAAGTAGATGAATCGTATATACGTTTAATAGACGAATAGAAGACCAATGAGTAACCTTACCAATGAAGGTAAGTCCAGGCCTTTTGTGTACTATGTATAAGTACTCGG